TGGGCCAGAAGGACCGCCTGGGGAGGCTTTTGTCCCAGATGCGGCGGGGGTAGCCTTCACACCAGCCGGCGATATTCAAGCCACCACGGTTCAAGGTGCCTTGGAGGAACTTGACGCTGAGAAGGAGGTGGCTGGCGCCGTCTCTACCCACGAAGCAGCCCTTGACCCCCACCCTGGCTACGCCCTGAAGAGTTCATTAGGGACGGCAGCTGAGGGTACGCTTACCGTGTCATGTACGGACACGACAAAAGGCAACGTACTAAGGGTCGCAGACTTTGGCGTTGGTCTTACAAAAGAAGAGGGCATTGCGCTAATAGCAGGCGGTGTCTCTATGAACACCGTGACCTACGCAGGGCTATTTTCTATCAGCCCGACGATTACGGAAAGACCGACGACAATCAAGGCTTTTTGCTCTTGCCTAGTCTTGGTTGAGCCGAATCGCGTGACACAACTGTTCTCACAATCGTACCAGGAACAGCATTTGTGGGTAAGGCACTACGACACTAACACCGCTTCGTGGACAACTTGGAACGAAATATTACACACAGGAAACACAGGTACGGCTGCCACCCAGGACTCGACTGCCTTTGAACCCGCAGGATCAACTTCCACTCACGAGCAGACCTACAACCACGACCTGCTTGCCACGGCTCTGCAAACTGAGACTGATCCCGTCTTCGGCGCTTGGCTAGATACCAACCCGCTTGACCCCTACCTGCCCCACACTGGTGGGACCCTGACCGACTACAGGGAAACAGTCTACACGGCAACGACGGCGGCAGACATAACCCTCAGTCTGGCAAGCGGCAACGTGCAGAGGATCACCCTGGACGCCAACCGGCAAATCGCCTTACCGGCCGCACCTTCCGCTGGACTTGCTCAGTCATTCGTGCTGATCCTGGAGTCAGCAACATTCACCCCAACCTGGGCGGCAAGTCCCTCGCTTGAGTGGTTGACCTCTGACGGAGCCCCACCAACCCTGGCTACCGCCGCCAACCTGGTCAACGTGCTGACCTTCATCTTCGACGGCACAGACAACCGCTGGCTCGGGTTCCTCTCCGGTAAGGAGACGGCTTAATGTTGGGCGCGGTGCAAGCGGGGTTGCTGGGGAGCGCACCCGACAAACAGAGTTTTGTTTTTGCCCAGCTGGACGCACACAACTCGTCCTATGTGTCACTGACCGTGGGCAACACCCGGGTGACAAAGACGGGGGGAGCTGGTTGGTATGGTGCGAGAACCAACCAGGGTAAGAATAGCGGGAAGTGGTATTTTGAGGTGTCTTGCGGGGTGTCTGCCGAAGTTCTGTTTGGTTTTGCTAAAGGAACGTATAACTTTACAGATACAGCAAAGGACAACATACACCTAACACCTCTAGCTTTTTGCATGGATTTCCGTAGCAGTAACCGTTGGTATAACGGCAGCTACCAAACTGTCCTACAGACTGTTGGGCCAAATGGATTGCTTAGTGTCAAAGCGGATTTGGACCAAGGGAAGATATACATAAGTGCGAATGGAGCGGCATATGACTCGGATTCACTGAACCCAATAAGTCTGGGTACAGATTTATGGTTTCCGTGCGCCGTTGTATACACACCCACCGTCTATGCAGCTTTTAATTTTGGGTCTAGCCCTTTTTCCCAGAGCGTCCCTGCGGGGTACAACGCTGGTTGGTATGAATAATAGGGAGTAGCTATGGCGTACTACCACATAAACCGGGACAACCTGACCATCATCAGCGGCCCGCACTCGGAACGGTCGGCTTATATCAAACAGCTGACATCCTGCGGCAACCCTGAACTTCTGGACTTAACCTCCTTCGGCCTTGTTCCTTTGGTCAGCCCGCCGCTTGGTCCCGGCCAGCGATACGGAGAAGGAAGGGCTGTCTATGTTGACAGGGTGGAAGTCAGCATCGAAGAAATCCCCTGGCAGGAGAGGCAAGATGTTCTTATTGGTGAACTGGAAAACGCCGTTGATCAGCATATCCGCACGGTCTGTACTTCCAAAGGCTATGACAGTGAGGATAGCCTGAGTAAGTACATGGCCCGCCCGAACTCTCCTTGGTACGCCGAGTGTATCGCCCTCGGTGACTGGATCGACGCTTGCTGGCTCAAGTGCCACGAGGTGCTGAACGCCATCATAGCCGAAGAGCGTCCAGCTCCGACTGCGGAAGAGCTGCTTACCGAGCTGCCGGCCATTGAATAACTCAGCCCAAATCATCAATTTTTGATATTTCTGGAACCTAATGGACAAGGCAATTTTACATAGAATCAGAACCTGGAGGCATGACCCAATAGCCTTCGTCAAGGACTGTATCCAGGTTCAGCCATCAGACCAGCAGATGGAAGGGCTGGCAGCTGTTGCAAAGAACAAAAGACTTTCTATCAGATCCGGCCACGGAACAGGCAAAGACGCCTTTGCTAGTTGGGTAATCATCTGGTTCATGTCTACTAGGAAAGATGCGAAGGTAATCTGTACAGCTCCAACAGCCAGGCAGCTTGATAACATCCTCTGGTCTGAGATTTCAAAATGGCTTAATCGATCAGTCCTCAAAGATGAATTTGTCTATCAGAAACAGAAGATCTTTCACAAGAGCAACCCTAACGAGTGGTGGGTGACGAAGGTATCGCCGGCTGTCAAGGCTGCAAAGGAAGAGCAAGCTGAGACTCTCGCTGGTTTCCACGGCGATCATATGCTGATTGTAGCCGACGAAGCATCTGGTATTCCTGATCCAGTCTACATCCCGCTCGAAGGTGCGATGACTCAGGATGATAACAGATGCCTGCTGATAGGAAACCCAACTAAGAATATCGGGTACTTCGCAGATACTCACCGCAACCCAGATCTGGCAAAAGACTGGACCAGGCTGCATTGGGACTCCAGCAAGAGTTCAAACGTAAAACCTGAATACGTCGACTACATGAAGCGTAAATACGGCGAGCAGTCGAATGTATACGCCATCAGGGTTAGAGGCGACTTCCCGTCTGAGGATGAGAAGACTCTGATTCCATTGGCCTGGGCACAGCAATGCGTAGGTAATCCGATTCCGAAATCTGAGGATGATCCGAAATATCTGGGCGTTGACGTCGCAAGGTTTGGTGATGACTACAGCATTATCCTCCCAAGACAGGGTTTGGTCATTGATCCCTGGGAGTCTTTCCAAGGAATGAATACAATCTCCTTAGCTGCCTTCTGCTCTCAGAACTTTGAAGAGATGGAAGCTGATGGGATGGCAATAGATGAAATCGGTGTTGGCGCAGGTGTTGTTGACTGGCTGAACAAGAGAAGCCTCAACGGAGTTTTTGGTATTAACGTAGCCTGGGCATCAAGCGATATTACTAAATTCCACAGACTCAGAGATGAACTCTGGTGCCGGGTTAGAGATAAATGCATGAAGGGGATTTATTCTTTCCCAGAGACTCTGAACGTAGACGGAGTTCCGATTGGGAATGAGCTGGCAAATGAACTAGCCAGTCCTCTTTATGACTTCAACGAGCATGGTGGGATTAAGGTTGAGTCTAAAAAGGATATGAAGAAGAGAGGGATTGCTAGTCCAAACATAGCAGATGCGCTTTGTCTCACTGAATACTTCCACTCAATAGCGCATAAGGTTTGGAATCCTGGTTCAGCAGGAAAGAAGAAGAAGAGAAGGCGTGAAGAACGCTATGTCGGGCCACACGGGTTTCAGTTATATTAACAACTCTGCGGAGATAAGGTATGGAAAGAGAGAAGGAAAAGAAAGGGATTGATCTTGCCAGGCAGCTGAATGAATGGCTGCAGAAGTGCGAAGGTTCGATACCTGAAACTACCTGGCGAGATACCTCCGCAAGGGATTATAAGTTCTATGCTGGGGATCAGGATGAGCCTCTGATCAAAGCAAAGCTTGCTGCTCTGAACAGACCGACTACTACATACAACCAGATTAAACCGAAGGTTGATATGCTGGTAGGAACAGGTGCTCAGATGCGCGACCTCCCTGCCTTCATGCCTGTGACTGCTGAAGATGCACCGTTGACGGAACTGGTTAATGGCGTAGTCAAGCACTTTCGGCGCATTCTCCAGATGGATGATGTCGAGAACAGCTGCTTTGAACACATGGTTAAGAGTGGTCGATCCTTCCTGCATTTCTACATTGACAATGCTAACCCATTCGAGCCGAAGATCTCTATCAAACGCATCGCAGGGAAGGATGTCAATGTTGATCCGAATTCGACTGAGTATGATCTCTCTGACGCGCGGTATGTCTTTATAGATAAATGGTTTGAGAAGAGTGAGATTGAAGCATACTGGCCTGAGATTGATGCTTCAAGCCTGGAGGTCTCCAACGGCTCAGCTGATCAGCCAACATACTATTCCTCTGTTGAGGATCTTTACAGAGTTGTTGAATGCTGGTACAGGAAAGTTGAGAAGGTTATCTGGTTTGTTAATCCTATGACTGGGAAGCAGGAATGGCTTCTGCCTAAGGAATACAATCAGTTTGCTGCAGCAATGGCTGGTGGGATTGAGATGCCTGATGGGTCGGTCTTCCAGCAGGAAGGTCCTATCCAAGCTATGCCTGCGTTCAAAAAGACTGTGCACTATGCGCTCTTCTCAGGAGATACCCTCCTCGAATCAGGGCCTACACCTTATAAGCACGATCAATTTCCTTACGTGCAGTTTGGTGCTTATAAAAATGATGACTTGAATTCCTGGTTCGGCGCAATCACTATGATGTGTGATCCGCAGATAGGTCTTAATACTATCCGCAGGCAGTTAACGCATCTCCTACAGATTGCACCGCGCGGAATCTTGATGCATGAAACAGGCGCTATTGCCAATATCGAGGATTATGAGGAGAGAGGTGCTGATCCGACCTACCACATGGAGATTAATCCTGGTAAGCTGGATAAAGTAAAATTCTCTACTCAACCTCAAATCAGTCCTATCTATCAATACCTCGACCGGATGAATGACCAGGCTATGAAGGATGCCTCCGGTGTGCAGGATGAAATGATGGGGATTCAGCAGACCTCAAGAGAGCCTGGGGTTACGGTTCAAGCAAGATATGAGACAGGCATGGCTGTTCTTTATATCTTGTTTAAGAACTTCAGGAGAAGCAGGAAGCAAGCTATGGTTCAGCTTCTCGCGATGATTCAGCAGTATGTAACTGACGAGACTCTGATCCGGATCGAAGGTCAGAATGGGCTTGAGCTGATTCGGATTAACAGCCAGCTTAATCCTCAAGTCCAAGGGTGGAATGATATTTCAGCTGGTGTCTTTGACCTTGAGTATGAAGAAGCTTCGATTGGTGCGCTGTCGAGGCAAGGGATTGCTAAGGTTCTTAGTGACTATGCCAGCACGAACCCTGGAACTATCCCGCCGGAGATTATCCTGGAACATTCAAATGTACCTTATTCCGTCAGGATGCGGGTGCAGCAATCATCTGAAGCTGCAAGACAGGCAGCGGCGGAAGCACAGCAAAGAGAGGCTGCAGTAGCTGAACAAGAAATGCAGATTAAGATGTACGAGGCAGAGACGAAGAGGATGGCATTGGAGAAGCAAAGAGAAGAGAACACCTAACCAAGGAGGAAGACAATGGCAGAAGAAGTTGGTAGCACAGTGCAAGAGTCCGGGCAGGATACTGGGAAAGAGGTGTTAAGCCTGTTCCAAGAAGAGCCGGAGCTTGAGACTGGTGAGGAGACTACCGAGGAAGCTGGGCAGAAAGGTGAAGGGACTGAGGAGATCGGAGAGGCTGAAGGAGAAGGTGAAGGAGAGAAACAGGGTGAGGAGGAAGTAACTCCTGATCCCAGAGATGCAGAAATCGCTGCCCTTCGTAGCATGACCAGGAGCATGAAGAAAGCCCTGGACACCTTGAAGAAGGATCAGGAAGTGCATCGCAAATCTCTGAAAGATAACGACCTTCTTCCTGAAGCTGATGAGACTCCGGCTGTCGATGTGCAGGCAAAGCAGCAGCACTTCGAGCAAATCCTGGCTGTGATGGAGGTTAATCCTAAATACGAAGATGTTCACAGTGTGGTGACTCAGGCCAATGTGGATTCTCTTCTGGAGAACCTCGCACTCCAGCATATCAAAGAGCATGGTGGTGATCTGGCGGATACCATTTCACAGCTTGAAGATTATGTCTGGACTCAGCCGAACCCTTACAAACTTCTGTATGAGAAGATCAAACCTACTCTGCAGAAACCGGCAGCAGCTTCGACGCAGGAAGGGCAGAAGAAAAAGACTATCCCTCCTGTGGCCACGTCCCTCGCAGCTCTTCCCGCAAGCCAGCCAGGGACAGGCGGCTGGACTGCAGCGAAGATTGACGGAATGAACGAGACGGAACTTGACAAGGTACCAGCTGATGTATATGCGAAATACATGGCTGGGGAACTCAATTAACAGTAAGAAAGAAGGAGGAACACTATGGATCCCAAGACTCAACTTCTCACCAACGACCCCTTGACCAGGAAACGCTGGGCAAGAGACCTGTACAAGATCCTTCCCCAGGCCATTGAGTTCAATGAGTTGATCGGGAGCGACAAGAACGCTATCGTGCAGCAGAGCCTGGACCTGGCCAAAGGTGAAGGCGATCAGATGACCTTCGGCATCCGTCTGCCGCTCTCCGGTGAAGGTGTTGTTGGTGATGACACCCTGGAAGGGAATGAAGAAAAGATGTCCTTCCGGAACTTCAAGGCTACTATCGAAGAGCTGAATCATGCTGTCGATACTGGCGGGAAGATGGAAGAGCAGCGTATTCCCTACAACCTGATGCAGGAAGCGAAAGAAGCTCTGCAAGAGTGGTGGGGGGACAAGCTCAGTGATTACATGTTCGCTGTTCTTTGCGGCGACACCAGCTTCCGGATCAACGGCAAGGTGTTTGCGGATCAGCCGTCTGCTCCCAGTGCCAACCGCATCCTCCGTGTGAATGACGTAGCGACTGATGCGGCCATGACCCAGGCAGATGTTGTTGACCTCGGCTTCCTGGATCGCATGAAGCAAAAGGCTGAGATGCCTGTCGGCGCCAGCAAGTACCGCATCCGGCCTATTATGATCGGCGGGAAGAAGTACTACCGGGTCATCCTGCATAACTACTGCTTCGACCAGCTTCGCACGAACATGAATGCTGGACAACTCGGCGACATCCTGCGGAATGCTCAGAAACTCGGATTGCCGAACGTGGAGTATGAGTACAACGGCCTGCTGATTTCCAAGTCCGAGCGGATTCGGAAAAGCCTGACCAATGCAAATGTCTACAACAACATTCTGACCGGCGCTCAGGCTGCCGTCTTCGGCTGGGGTGGTGCAGGCGACTCGAAGTCTTCTGCGATGACCTTCCGTCCTTACACCCGTGACGCCGAACGCTATGTCATGGTTCGTGGTGGAGGTATCTTCGGCATGAAGAAGGTTGTGTTCGATGATATCGACTATGGTGTCATGGTCGGTGCTGGCTACGGTGTGCCTCTGTAATCTTTAACCAGAAAGGAGGTTGCCAATGATTAACAGAATTACCAACCGCCAATCTGATCTGCAGTGGACTGCGAAGGCTGTCCTCATTGCACCTGCAGACGGTGACTATGCGGTTATCAGAATTCCTGCAAAAAGCCTGGTTAAGAAGGTGTGGCTGAACATCACCAAAGCTGCCGCGACCGGGACAAGTGCTATCACCGTTGGTCATGCTGGTGGTGGGGTTACTGATGATCCTGATGCCTTTATTGATGCCACGCTTGGTGTCAATACTGCAGAGGGAATGATCGCTTCCAGCCAGGATTCTCAACCCGCATCAGAAGGTATTTACTTTGAGAAGAGCGCGCTGATTACTGTCAGCGTCGCAGTCGGAACGTCCGCTTCTCAAGGTGATCTTGAACTCTATGTGGATTACGTTCAGATTACCTGATCCCTAAACACTGAAAAGAAAGGAACCTTACCATGAGCATGAAAGATAAACGCCGTGCTGACCAGCGTGGTCAGACCCTGGAGAATCCCTTTTGGCTGACCAGTGCCGAAATCAACAAAGATGATGATGACGCTGAAGCCGTTCTCTTTTCTTTCCCCAAGGCTGGCGAGGACTATCTGGTTCTCGGAGCAGTGGTTGAGGTCATCGAGGCTTTTGCCGGTGAGACTGTTGCCCTGAACATTGGCGCAGGTACGATCGCGACTGATGGTGTCACCGACGGTGCGACTGTTACGGTCGTTGACGCAGATGAATATGTCCCGACTGCAGATATCACCAACGGGACTATCGGGAAGTATGTCGCAACGTCTGGTGATATGGTTGCTGCCCTGGCTGCCGGAACCTTCCTGGTCATCACCGGCACCGCTGCCACTGTCCCCGTAGTGTACGCCGCCCTGACCAGTAGCGCAACTATCACCGCTGGTCGCGCCCGTGTGCATCTCCTGGTCAGCCGCATCCCGTAACAGAAATATCAATTTTTGATACGGTCAGAAATATCAAAAATTGATAGACACAGAAATACCAAAAATTGACATGCTCAGGGAGATCACAATGACGATAGCTGAAGTGATGACAGAAGTTGAGATTCTTATCCAGGATACCAGCGCCGAACTCAACGACCCGATGATTAACTATATCAACGAGGCACTTGCTGCTATCTCCGATGACTGTGTGATCCCTGAGCTGAAGGTTCTTGGTTCTGTGTTGACGGTTCCTGGTCAGGCTTGGGTGGCAATGCCTGAGGGGTTTAGTGGAAAACTCTTATTCGTCACCAACGAGCAAGGGAGGATTCCGGTAAACCAGGATGGCCTTGAAGGTCTTCTTGGCCGCTGCCCAACTCTGGATGATTCCGGGGAGGTAGAGGAGGTTGCCTTGGAAGGGACTACGCTGTGGTATCAGCCAATCCCTGAAGAGGCAGCCTCCCTTACCATTGTTTACCAGAAGTGGCCGGATGTCGTAGCTGAGGATGATGACGTACCAACCTTCATCCCGCCGTATCTACAGAGGAGATTGCTCGCTCATAAGGTTGCAGCAATCATCTGGGATAAGATTGAAGATGGTATGGATGGGGAGAAGATTAATACCCTGGTGCAGGAAGGGCAGTATGAAAAGGCCAGGGTTGATTTTGGCAAGTTCAATGCTAGGAGAAGGATTGCTAGTATGACTAGCAAGTGGGAGGTCTGATATGCCTGTGAAAGAGGTTACTATCCTTGGGAAGGCATGTGGTGGACTGCATCTGGGAGTTGACCAGCTGGCAATGGATCCTGTCTCAGTAGAGACTGCTGGTGATGTAGGGAGGAGCTTCTTCTCTGATTGTAAGAATGTAGTTGTAACTGATGGCGGGAAAGTCAAGAGGAGAAAAGGATTTAACAGGAGAGTCCAGCACAATGTAACTTCTTTCTTTTCTGATGGTATAAACACTGTATTTACAGCTAACAATATCCTGTATAGAATGAATGCAGCTTATGTAATTACTCCTATCAGAGGTTCGCTATCATCTGCAAGGATGAGTTATACATCTGGCCCAGCTGGGATTTACTATTCAAACGGAGTGCAGAATGGGATTGTTGTAGCTGGGACAGGTATGTCAGCAGTTTGGTCTGAAGGGACTTATTACGGGCCACCGACTACAAGACAATTTTCTGGTCCTCCTGTTGGAACGCATCTTTGCTGGTTCCGTGGCAGGATGTTTGTGGCAGAAGGAAAGAATGTCTGGTATTCAGAATACATGAGTACTAACCTGTTTGACATGGAGAAGAATCTGATAACGCTGGACTCAGACTGCCAAGGGATTATTGGAGTAGGAGATGCGTTGTTTATTTCATCAGCTACTAAAGTTTACTCCTTCGTAGGTGGTGCTATGGAGGAGAAGAAGGAAGAACCTGGTTCAGTTTTCGCAGCCATTCCTGGGACTATGATGCTGGTGCATGCCAGAGGAAAGTACTCCGGGATGGCTGTTTGGGCTACTGAGCAGGGGCTGGTTATCGGTGCATCAGATGGGAGTACGCTTGTTGTTTCTGAGGACAGGTTTGTCTGGGGTGGTGTTACTGAAGGATGGGCAGTTTGCAGAAATGGTGAGTGCTTTTTTAGTCTTGATGATAACTTGTTCTTTGCTAATTTTAACCTGGACTATGTGCCGGTTACTAAGATTGTCAAAGATGGTATCGAAGGATTTGGAACTTTCGGGAACTATACTATCGGCTTCGGGTCAGGTGGTATTTGGACTTACGAAGGTGATGCAGATATTTCCGATACCTTTGAGGATATAGATGCTGAGTTTATTTTGCCTTCAACTGACCTCGGGACATATAATCAGAAGAGGCATCGCGCAGTCCTTGTAAGTTGTAAAACTGAAGGAAACTTGCTCTTTGAAGTGTTTACTGGTGATGGGTCTAGTGTTGTATATAACATAGCAGCTTTTGGTAATATGAATCCTGCTGTGTTGAAAAAGACTTTGAACAGGGAACAGAAATCTGGAAGGTTTAGTTATAAACTTTCTAACCAAAATGGTGGCGATTTCCTGATTGATACAATAGCTGTAAGTGCTGTTATCCTTCATAATAAACCGAGTGGGTTAGGGTTTTAATAGATGGACACTAGAGGTAAAACTTTTACATTCTCCTATTCAGGAAATATTGACGCTGCTAAGGCTGTGAAGCATTTAGCAGTTAAACAAGCGCATTTACTTACAGAGCAAATGGATTTTAATAATCTGCCTGTGGGTAAAAGAAAACTGCTTCGTCATGATGGTGTAGAAATAAATACCACTTGTGTTAATAATCATTATACTGTTGATATTTATGCTCCGCTAGAGACCAGTGTAAGTGATGTTATGGAATTAGTTACTATAACATCAGCTGATGTCTTAGTGCGTGTTATAATCAGCGCGAATCATAGTGCTGGAGTATATGCAGTAGATCCTTCATCTCCGTTAGGTGATAGTTTTACTAATGCTGAAATGGATGCGTTTGGAAGTTATTTGGCTAGATCTGTTATATTAGATAAAAAATATTCCTTACCAGATATGACAGAAATGGCGTATGGTGGGAGTAGCAAATATGACTTTAGATACTATGAGGATATCCCAGGTTATACAATCAACAAAGGGTTTAATCAATTAACCATAGATGGTGTAACTGGTAGATATGCTATTGTTCCAGATGTTGACACATATATGAGATTGAATGGTGTTTGGCTGAACAAGACAACCATTTATTTTCGAGACTCTGATGGGATAATCAAAACTTGGTATATGAAAGGTTGTGGTATTACTAAAGTTCTTGATACACTTGGTAATTCTGTTCATGTTATTATAGCAGCCTTTACCCTTACTGAATTTATTCCTGGTGTTAGTAGGCCTGAAAAGATACGCACTCTTTTTGCTTATAGAAACATTTCGCAATGGACACCTAATGTCAATTTACCTTTAGAGACTAGGTGTATATATAGTGAGCCGGATAATACATCTGCTTGGCGTATTATAGATATTCATGAGCATGTGAAAGATAATATTGCCGGGGTTATCTTATATCGTTTTTTTGAGAAACAAGCATCTAGGACAATAATATTCAGTGATGATTGCACAAGAGCAGTTAGCATGGCTGCACATTCTGATGGCGCTAATAGCGGTGTTGCATCTTTGCAGTTATATTCTATTAACATATCAGCGCAAACAGTTACTATGGAGTATACTCCGTATTTTGATGCTTGGTGTGCAGCTACTCGTATGCAAGACCCAAGTTATCCTGTACCAGATACCAGTATATTACCTGTACCACAAGACCAAGAAGCCGTGAATGTATTTAGTACTGGAACTGGAGGTGAGCATCCAGATACTAGTGATGGTTATGCTCAAGCTGAATTTCACGGCGTATCGTATAATAAAATGAATATACTTATTGCAGCAGATTTTAAAGGTAATGAGCTTGTTATGATGAAGGCTTATTATGACATGACGTATTACTTAGATGGAATATCAAAAGGGTATGAAGCGCAGTCTACTGGTGGTGGTAATGGTTATCATGCTAGGGTTGTTGCTGAGATTTCAGAGACAGGTAGTGGGTTTTTTAATGTAGTACTTGAGCAAGAAGGACAGGCAGATGATATTCTAGTTGAAAAGGATTTATATATAAGTTCTTTTGATGACTACGATCTTTGTAGGGAACATCCTGAGAAAAATCGTAAAACTACCTCTGTGTATAAGTCAATGCTGATTCCAGCTGTGCATGATGATTATGCTCTCTACAGACAATTTGCTGTGGATGTTTTAGATTTACGTTTTGGTCAGTATTTTTTATACTATGATCTTGTTAGTATTACATGTAGCTATACCTTGGGTGATCCAACAGATGGTTATGGAAATCCAATTAGTCATATAATAACACATGATAGAAAACTGCAATTAGGAAAGAGTGTAATAGCAGAAAGAATAGTCACTAATCCTAGTGACAGTATTAGTAATTTTCATTGGCCTTTAAATATGGCTTATGGTTTTTCTAATGGATATGATTTAAGTTCATTTTATTATCAGGTACCGGCTGGATTTTATAATACAAGTTCACTTTATGGCGCATTTGTACTGGGACTTAGTTTTTATAACTGCACACAAAACACTGTAGAGTCATTTAGTAATTATGGCACTATACAGTTGTGGAAACTATCAGGATTTTATTTCAATAAAGACGCTTATGTTATGTATCTTTATATGCTTATTGACAGCGAGCTTGCTATAGCATCACCTTCGTTTAGTGGTGAGTTTAAATATAGTCTTGCTTTGCCTAGAAGATACTGGTATGGTACATCGGAGCTGGTGAGTAAACTAAAAAACTTAACAGAATTGGAAAATAGCACATACGATCTTACCTTGTTGTCTGGTACAGCGAAGGTGGTTAGGCATGTAAAATAGCGTAATTGTTTTTTAAACAGTATAATATATAGAAAGGATAAAAGCAATGACAGAACCAATAGCACCAGATGCAAGTGCAGTAGTTTCTGCGCAGCAATTATCTGCTGAGACTATGGTTAGTACTCATAGCGCAGCACTGGTAGATTTTATTTCAGCTCTGCAAGACTTACATACTAATCTTGTGTATATAGATCATTCTTCTGCGTTCACATATGCGTGGGAGAATGCGCCAGTTTATCCTGGGATGCCGACAAAGCCGACTCTTACCTTTGTTGCTCCGACGAAGCCGACGAAGGATACGGCGCTGACTAAGCCGACATTGGCTGCTACTAAGCCGACACTGTCAGCGACCAAGCCAACGAAAACTGCTGTTGCACCGACCAAGCCTTCGGCTGCTGATCTGGTTCCTGATAAGATAGCAATTCCTGCAATGCCTGTTCTGACGTTGCCTGTTTTTACTGGGACTTTCGACTTCACAGATGCGGCGTATGATACCACTGATATCTTGACCTTCAGGGCAAGGTTGGTGGATTTTATTACTAATGGCGGGACTGGTCTGGCGGCTGCTGTTGAGGCAGCTATTTACGCCAGGGATACGGCGAGAAGAGCTGTTGAGCAGGAGAAGTTGCTGCTTGATGTGCAGTCCTTCCACGAGGGGAGAGGGTTTAGTATGCCCTCTGGTCAGTATACTGCAGCTGTTAATAATGTTTTGGCAGAGAATGCCCGGCAGAATCAGTTGCTGAGTAATGATATTATGATTAAAGCTGCTGAGCTTGAGCAAGAGAATATGCGGATAGCTCAGGATAATCTTATCAAGGTTGATTTGATTCTGACTGAGCTGCATGATAAGAGACAGCAGAGATTGCTTGCGGCCGAGACTGCTGAGTTCGAGGCTGAAGTTAAGATACATGAGATTGATGCTGATGCTGTGTTGAAGCAGCTTGAAATGTATAACCTTACTGTGAATGCGATCGTCGCGCAGAATGATGCGAGTATCAGGTTTGTCCTTGGCCTGATCAGTCTTTACACCGCAGAGGTTGATGCTTTCGGGAAAGAGATTCAGGCTTATGCTACTGAAGTCTCTGCGTATGGGGAAGAGATCAGGGCGTATGCGACTGAGGTTGGCGCGTATGACTCAGAGATTGGTGCCTTCGTTAAGGAGATGGAGGCTTTCCTGGCTGAGAAGGAGATTTATATTAAGGAAATCTCAGCCTTCCTGGAAGAGACGAGAGCAGAGGCTACGAGGATTGAAGCTTTGGCGAATGTGTATGATACTGAGATGCGCGGTACGGCCGCTGTTTATCAGCAATTGACAGATAAAGTTAGAGCTGATGTTGAGAAGTATAAAGCACAATCTGATCACAATGTTCGGACGATTGCTAATAGTATTGAGAATGATAAGATTAACGTGGAGCTGCAGAATAATAGGATAAAGATTGATTCGGACGCATTGCTTGCTGCTGTCCAATCAACAACGCAGATTATTGCAAGCGCACTTAATACACTTAATACAAGTGCTAGTATTGGTCATAGCGTATCTAGCAACTACAGTCATTCGTTTGATGAGACTAAGGCTGTTGTACCAGGCTTGCAGACTTTTGAGTATCATAATTATAATGAGTAAGGATAACTAAGGAAGGAGTAGGTTATGGCTGAGACTAAGAAGCGCAAAGTTACACCTGAGGATTATACCCTGGAAGAACTTAACAGTATGTTTGAGCAGCAGGTTGCAGCTGAGAATGCGAAAGGATATGCGACTGCTGGAGGAATGAGTCCTGGCGGGGTTGGGTATGCACTGCCTGTGAAGTATAACCAGGGAGGGGCAAATCCTCAGATAGGACCGAAGTACTTTGGTGATGGGTCGAGGCCTGCTTCGATGATTGATATTCCTGAAAGAAAACAGGAGGTGCAGGCTCCGGCTGTTAGCAGCAGCAGCATACCAATGACTGTCCCGAATTACCTACCGACTGATAGAGAGATTGATTCGAAGTTGCTGGATCAGTTATTCAGACTTAATCAAGAGGCATCACAGTGGTCTGGTAAAGCTGGTGACTACGGAGAGGAGGCTTACCGCAATCCTAATCGTTCTTTGCTAAAGACTCTGGTCGAGGGTCAGATGAAAGAAAGACTTCACGGAACATTTGGTGATGTGGCTAAGAAAGAATCAGTTCTTGGTATGCCTGGGAGAATGAAGGATACTGCTGTTGCAGGGTATACCCAGGCACAAGCTGATGCAGAGAAGCTGGAAGCTGAGAGTCAGGCGAGATTTGAGAGGTTGCTTATGGGAGGGCAGGCTGATAAGGAGAAGGCTGCTGAGAAGAAGCGCAAGCTGATGGAGTCTGCCGCGTTTTCCTTGATGTCACAATCGTAACAGAAATATCAAAAATTGATGAGGTTTGCTGAAAGGACATATCATGGCTGTTGATTTTAGAAAACTGTTTATGGAAGAGGTGGAGGCAGAGAAGAAGGCTGCTTCGAAAATTACTGAGGCGAGAGAGAAAGCCTTGGCTGACCCGTCCATAGCTGATGAGAAAATCGCATCTTATCTAAGAGAGCAGATTCCCTCAGGAGCTAAGGTCAAGGAAGCTAGGTATGCTAACAAGACTGATGCTGTTAGCTCGTTCTTTCAAGGGGATGACCCGAGGAAGGATCTTGGGGATAGGATTAAGAAGAGTTATTCTAAACTGCTCGGGAGTCCGGAGTATGCTGAGTTGAGTCCTGATGAGGCTCTGAATATTGCGACGGCGGTGGAGCAGGAGAGAAGGAAGACAGAGACTTTTGAGTTTATCAGAAGAGATAATGCTTCGTTCCTTGGACTGAAAGGGAATGCGGCCGCAGCACCTGGGTATGAGGAGTGGGTGGCTGGGCAGCGCGGTGCGGAAGATGAGGCGATTGCTGAGAGGGAAGGGGCTAATCTGATAACAGATGCGCCGATGAATGCTGGGATTGGTGCGGCATTTGCTGGGACCGGGTTGGCTGTTACTAATACCGCGACAGGGAGAAGGTTGGCACAGGGGGCAGCAAAAGGTGCTAATGTCCTGGCGAAGAAGATTGGGCTTAATCTGCTCGGGAAGCAAGCAGCGAAAGGGCTGATGGCCGCGCCTCATCCTCTGGCGAAGGTTGCAGGGGCTGCGGCTTTCGCTACCCTTGATCTCTTTGTGGCTGAGAAAGCTATGGAGATGGTTGGGGATACTGAGTGGGGAAGAGCGAATGAAGGTACTAAGAAGAAGCTGGCTGCTGACCTGGTAGTTGGTTTGGCATCTGGTGTTGGTGTTCATAAGGCTGTGACTGGTACAGCTAAGAAAGCTATTGTCACAGCACTGGAGAAAGAGGTACTGTCGAAGCAGGCTACGGATGTGCTGGCTAAGCTGCCGACGGGACGAAATGCTATTGATGCTTTTAAAAAGCAGAGAGCAGCGAGGGTTGAGGAGATCAGGGCGAAAGGTGAGGTTGCTGGAAAGGGCATCCGAGCAGCCTTTGAAGAGGAGAAGAACAAGGCGTTGAAGGAATCGCTTCTGGCTGATGAGCTTGCTGCCAAAAAGCTGGAAGAAGAAATCGGCGTCGGGATGGCTGAGGTTACTGCGAGGAAAGCTGTGAAAGATGAGGCTGCTGAAGCAGCGCAAAAAGCTCTTCTTGGAAAGGCTGCTAAAGATCTGACGGATGAGGAGATTGAGCAGCAAGTAGCCTGGCTTGGCAAACAGGTTGAGGTTAAGGAGAAGAAGCTGACACAAGCTGGGATTCAGAAGAGGCTTAAGGAAGCTGAGGCTGAGAGAGAGAAAAGGCTGGCATCGAATATCTCTAAGATTAAAGAAGAGAACCTGCCGGTTGTTGAAGAGAAGGTGGCGAAAGGGAAGCCTGCGTCAGTTGCAGCTAAGGAGGTTGTGGATGAGGAAGCGCTGGTTGAGCGAGTTGCATCTGAATCTCCTGCTAAGACTATCGAGAAAGCTGCGGTTGAAAAGAAAGTATCAGCGAAGGCGCAGGCTGCTCAGGTTGCAAAGCTTGAAGAGCATAAGAAGAAATGGGCTGAGCAGGCGCAGAAAGAACTTGAGGCTGAGAGAGTTCAGGCTGCAACGGCTGCGGAAGCTGAGGCTGTTGCAGCTCAGAAAAAGCAGGTGATTCTGCAGACATTGGAGAATGAAGAGAAGAAGGCGAGGATAGCAGCTGGGTTGGAGCAACCTAAGACGTTGGTTAGTTTTAGCAAGGATAACCCGCCGCCGATCCTGGCTTTGAAGAATAGCAAGCAAGGGCCTGAGGACTTCGCAGCTTATCAAGAAGCTGTGTCAAAGCCTGGAGTTCTTGCAGCGCAGAATGATGTGCTGAGGCAGTTGAATAGTGCAGAATGGAGCGCGTTTGAGAAGAAGGTTAATACGCAGCTGGCAGCTGAGAAAGCGAAGAAAGGGCTGGCGTCCGGGGAGTTGACTGAGAAAGATACGGTCTTCTCAGAAACATCAAAAGTTGATGAGGTTAGTTCTACCGGGAAGAGACTAGCTGATTTGACTGATGATGAGCTGGAAGCAAAGATCGCAGCGAAGTTGCAGTCCAGGGTTTCTGTTGCAGAGGATGCTGCTGATGACATTGCAGATGTTGGGAAGGGACTGGAGAGTGAGATTGCAACGCTGCCTGTTAAGGTTGAGGGTGCTGTTGCTGAGGCTAGCCCTGATCTGGCTAAGGTTAAGACTAAGGATGGTGGGACTGTCCTTAAGAGGAAGGCTGTTAAGGATTCAAAGCTTGCAGCATTCGCTGGCTTGGCAGGTGCTGGTACGCTCGCTATGCTGGCGGCTGAAGGTCTGGCTCCGCAAGAGGCTGAGGCTGGTGTGACCGGGAAGGTTGCTGGGTTCTTGGTTGAGCAAGGGAAGAGGATGCTAGCAGCAGAAGGGAAGGCGGCGTCTGGCGAAGCTGTGCTGAAGAAGTTGCAAACAGAAGGGTTTGTGCATCAGACTCCGAAGGATGCCTTCACCCTGGCGCCGAAGCTTAAAACTCTTTCGATCAAACCGGCTGAGGCTGGAGTTAAGAACCTGGAGAGAATGCCTCTGGGAATGGATCATGTTCTCTCTCCGAGGTCAGTTGAAGGGCATTATTATTTAGATGGGCATGGTCCGATGATAGAGCTGGCGTCGAGGGAGAATGCTGTTTACAATGACGCTACTCATGCTATGGATAGGGTGAGGAATATCCTGGCTGAGGTTCCTGGTTCTGTCGATGCGAAGGCGACTAAGGATATCGCCAAGACCATGAAGCCTGTTGATGATATGATGATGCCCTTGGTTAATGAGAGAGGGTACTATACAGCTAAGGTTGAGGAGCTGAAGAAAGATCTGAAGAGGTATGAGAAGCAGATTGGTAAAGGGGATAAAGAAGCTGTGGCCCTGGCTGAAGCTATCAAGCCGCATTTGGATGAAGCAGAAGCAGCGCTGAGAGCTACGGATGAACCGTTTGCTGTGGCGACTAAACGCTGGGAGGATACTGTTAAAGGACTGGCGGAGAAGTACTCTACTACGAGGATTGCTTTGGCAGTTGAGGATACCGCAGATCATCAGCTTTACCCCTGGTTGGCTGGGAAGCTTAGTCATCAGGAGCAAGTTGCTGTTGCGAGGCTGAAGCTGATTAATAGGGAGTATGCTGCGAGGATTGAAGAAGTAGGTATGCGTCCGATGAAAGAGCAGGATTATATACATCATGCTCAGCATCCGTTGCGCGATCAAGAGGCTATTGGGAAGGTGTTTGATAGGATCGGGATTGCAAGAGATGGTGCTGCGGCAATGTCTAAGCTGCATCATAGGTCTGTCGGGTCGAAGCTGATGATGCCGGATGTGGAGTATGTTTTTGGTCGGTATCTGCCGGATGTTAATAAGAGGATTCAGTATCATGACTTCTGGGAGAACTCCGGCTGGCGGAAGCATATGAATGAGAGTATGGCTGTGAAGTCATCTCCAGGTTTGCAAGATTTCTGGACGCGGTTGAAGAGGAGTTTTGATGCACCGAGTAATAATCTGAGTGATAAGATTGCGAATACTTATAACTCGATTGAGGTGTTTAGGTTGCTGGCGGCGAGTCCATCAGTTGCTTTTAAACATGCGATTAAAGTTACGGCGACATTGGCCAGTCATGATATTGGCGTCTCGTCTGTGGCGATGCCAAAGGCTGTGAAGTATGCCCTGAAGAATGCTCTGAAAGAGTATGGGCCGGAGAAGCTGGGAAGGAAGCTGGTGTTTACTGAGGAAGAGCAGGCTATCAAGGCGTTCACCAGGCAGTCTTCTTATCTAGAGACGGTCGCGGATTTGGAGCTGAATAGAGTTCCGACAGGGGTGTTTGAGAAATTGCTGAGTAAGGCAAACCACAATGCTTCGATCTTTATTGATACAGTTGAGCAGTTTGACAGAGGAGTTTCTTTCCTGGCTAGTTTGGAGATGGCTGGGAAAAGGGGGATGACTGTTGATCAGGCTGTGTATGGTGTGTTTGATACTATTGTGAAGAATAACTTTCTGGGAGGGACGCAGAATCCTACCTGGTTGAGGAACCCTAAGGTCAGGAGTTTCTTCATGTTCCAGAGCACGCCGTTTAAGATTTGGGAGAGACGGCTGAATATGATCATGCGCTCAGGGAAGGCGCTGAACAAAGCGCAAACTGAGATGTGGGATCAGATGAAGGGGATTAAAGCTGGGGTTAAGGAAGGTGAGAAGGCTTTTAAGTTCGAGCTGATTAAGAATGCGCTTGAGTCTGAGAAGGATCACTTCGGGACGCCGGTGACTAAGCAGTTGATGAAGGAGATGCTGATCCTTGGTGCACTGGTTTCGGGCGCGAGTAAGCTTGGGGATGTTGACCTTACCAGTCATGCATATCACTTGCCTTTTTTGAAGATGAATGAGGCAGAGCCTGGGTTGGTTATGAACCCTGGGTTGAGCGCGATGTATAAGACATGGCAGGATAAGGATGTGGAGGAGGATGAGTTCTTTTTCAGCAGGTTGCTGCAGAACTGGTCAAGGGATGCAGGACTTCCTTCTACTGTGGTGAAAGGGATGCGGCTTGGGAAGGGCGATATTCCTGAGATGTATCAAGATGCTAAGTACCCGGCTCTCTCTTATATGTTCGGTGCGCCGGCAGTTGGAGCAGGTCACTAACCATGTCAATTTTTGATGTTTCTTACCATGTCAATTTTTGATATTTCTGGATGAAAGGAGAGTGCCTGTGGAGGAGTTTGTTAAAGAGTATCCGAAAGTAGTTGTCAGTTTGGTTGGTGTGCTGATTGCTTATATCATACACCTGACTAAGCAGAATGAGTCAAAGGGGATGAAGGATCTGGCGAGTAAGTTTGAAATGGTAGCGAAGGAGATTAAGGGACTTGCTGAGCAGATCGTTGTCCTGTATAAAAAGGATAATGCTAAAGAGAACAGGATGGACGATCTGGCGAATAGGGTTTCTGTGCAGGAGAGGAGGTGTTCGGATAGGGAGAAGAGTTGCCCTGGGCATAGGATTCAGAAGCTGATGGATGGGAATATCTATGGAAGAAGGTGGTATGATCCTATCTGCGATGAGGAGGTTGGGGTTAGGAAGCACCAGCCACCGCCGAAGCTATCACCTGATGAATAAAGAGAAGGGCTAGGGTTTGAATCCTAGCCCTTTTTCTTTTCTTGTTAGGAGATTACATACCAAATACCCTTGAGGAGTTTACCTTCTATCTTCATGACGTATTCACGCTTGATGCGGCCGGTTGCAAGAGCTGTGTTGATTACATTGTCGAACTTCATTTTGTCTATGTCACGCCAGACCATAGCCATGAGGTCTTTCTCAGAGATGAAGCCGCGCTCTTTTACTATCTCCATTACCATGTCTACGTCAGCGGTGATGGAGCTTCTGCCGACGGCGCGGAATACCCTGGCCATGTAGGTTTCAACAGACTCGACATCGGCGATTGCAGAAGATACGTGGTGCTTGTGGATAAGTAGTTCATCGCTTTCAGATGCTGCGAGAACCATTGCAAGCTTTTGGATATAAAGAGGCTTGCGGGAGTACCAGCCATCGAAGGCTTTATCCTGAGCTATGCGGCGTGGATCATGCTCTTCGTATTCCATGTACCAGTCGATCCAGTAGGTTTCAGCTTCCTTTGTGAACTCATAGACTCCTTGGATTTTAGAAATCCTGAAGAGGTCTTTCTGGAGTTTCTCTCTGAGAGCTGCGGTTGATTCATCGTAGGTAGGGACAGGGATTTTCTTGTCTTTTTTACCTGCCCAGATGAAGAGGATACGACTGGTTAGGCCGCCGCCGATTGCAGATGATGGGAGGCATGAGGCCAGGGATTCTGGGGTCGTAGCTCCGAGGAGGTTGATGAAGACACTGGGTATCATGTTCGTCCCCTTGCCCTTGGTGCGATAGCTCCAGGGTTTCTCCTTGCAATCGAAGAGGTCTGTAAGGAGGACTAGCATCTTCGTGTTCTCTGTCTTTTGTCCAAGGAAAGACTCGAACTCTCCAGAGATTATTGACATACTGGAGTGGCGGAAGCTGGTTCCGTCTTTGAGGATTTCCTCGCAGGCAGATTTCTCCAGGTCTTCGATGAGTGCTTCTCTGGTGATTGAGTCTGCGCTGGTGTAGATGTCAGGGATGTCTTCGAGAAGTTCCTTTCCGAAGTCGATAGCTGTAGTCTTGCGCGCGGTGCCTGGTTCAGCGACAAGTACTATGTACATGTTAGGAAAGATCTTCATCCTTCCGAGGGTTAGTTTTACCTTCTTCCTGAGGACAGCAGCGATCATGGAGATAGCTACCCACTTGTGGAAGACGGCTGCGGATTCGGTGTCCTTGTTGTATTCGAGATAGGACTCTATCCAGTTTGGTAAGATACGGCTCATATCAGATCTTCCTTGTATGGAACCCAGGTTTTCTTTCCATCCTTTTTGATCTGGATTTCTACAATGCCCTGGTTGATTCTGGCTTTGGTCTGCTTGCCCCAGTTCCTGCCGATGGAGTAATCGACTTTGACTACCATTGTGTCGCCGTTGAGAGGTACTTCGCGGTACATGCAGTTGGACATGGTCTGCATAGTTTTGAGGACACTGGCCGGGTCTGGGTCGGTGTCGATGTACATAGCATCGTGGAGCTGGAGGAGGAGGTCGAGTTCCTCTCCGTAGTTTTCGTAGATGTCTGTGAGACTAAGGTTCATCAAGTCGCCGATGTCACTCTGAGGGAGGAAGGCGTATGCAGAGCGGTAGAGCTGGTCATTAAGGCGGCCTGTGAATTTGCGTCTCCTGCCGAAGGCATTGATAAGGGTGCGATCTGTGTGGAGTTTTTTGACGATTTCATTCTGCCAGTGGACGAGTTTCGGGTTGACTGAGATGTAGAGGTTAAGGAGTTTCTTCGCGTGAGCTAAGGTGCAGCCGAGTTTTACCTGGACGACAGCAGGTCCGGCGGAGTAGTTGGTAGCGTGGCGAAGAGTTTTTCCTATCCTTCTTTCATCACCGTCTGGGTCAATCTCAGTCCAAGGTTTGCCGAACATATCTCCAGCTGTGTGGGCGTGCAGGTCTTCCTGGCGATCGAAGATTCCTTTTAGCTTTTGGTCGTTTGTGCGGAAGGCTACGTCGACAGCCTCGGCTTGGATGTAGTCAGCCTGGATGATGACACGGTTAGGGATTGGCGATTCATACATCTGTCGGATGTAGTAAGTTATGTTCTGGAGGTTACCGGAGCCGTAAGGGAAGATGATGGATTCGCTTGAACTCCAGCGGCCGGTTTCAGTTTTGCATATGTTGTAGCTGGTGTGGTGTGTACCTTCCGGGCTGGTCTCAGCCTTGATTACTCCGAGGAGCTTGTAGGACTTACGACATTCCAGGATGAGTTTGAGTACTGGGTTGTCAACGATGGTAGAGAGGTGGTTGAGGGCATCCTCGTCAGTCGTCATCTTGCGCGGATCAGATGCGTTCTTTCTCCTCTTGTACTGGGCTGGGAGACCGAGGTCTACGTAGAGGAGTTGGATCAGTTGCTTTGGAGAGTTGAAGTTTATTGGTTTGCCGCAGAGCTTAGAGAGTGCTTCTTCCGCAGCAGCGAGTCGTTCTTCTTGCTCTTGGATCAGGCGTGTTCTGGTCTCTTCGTTTACCTTGATGCCGCGCATTTGAAGCATCATAGCGACAGGATACTGAGCAATTTCCATGTCGTAGGTGTGGGTGATGGCGAGAGTTTCCATTTCCTTTTCCAGGACTTCAAAGATGCCGTAGGTGTTCATGGCGTCCTGGGCGTTGTACAGGCCGTGGTAGTCTTTGCTGTCGTGTTTCCAGGCTTGGACATCGAGACAGATGGAAGCGAGAAAGCCAAGACTTTTTTCTGACTCGGGCCAGCAGACATGAGCAGCGACGAGGGTGTCTGCGATTGTTTCTTTTACCTTCTTTGGGTTGAAGGCGAGGATGCCGTTGTTCTTCCAGATGACGAGGATGTCGTAGGTTCCGTTCTGCCAGATGATCTTCTTGCCACAGGTGAGGAGGCGTGAGAGGATCTGCCAGAAATGAGTTTCCTGAGTGGCCGGCATCACAGGCTGGTAGCCGTTGAGGATAGGGATTGAAAGGCCGAAGTTCTTGTTGTGAGAGAAACCGATTCTGGATATGTGAGAGTTAGGTGGAGTTGTTTCAATGTCGCAAGCGAATTGTGTGATGTTAGGGTTTGTCATGAGTTCGAGAGCGTAGGCTTCAAATTCCTGGAGACTTGCGTTCTCTATGATGATGCGGTTGTCATCAGGCATACCGGCGTAGGACTGATGGTTGCGGAGTTTCCGCATGTCCATGACAGCAGGAAAGCACCATTCCCACTTGGTGTTAATGGCGTTCGGGCTGAATGTCGGGATGACCTTTGTGCCTGGGACTAGGGTTGATTCCATCAAGCTGCCTCGGAAGTTCTTCAGGTCGCGAGTGTTGCAGACTGCCCAAAGAGCTGTGTGGCCGAGGGTAAGGATTACGTTGGGCTTGACCTCTTCGATTTCCTTCTTGAGCTGGGTGAGGTATTCCAGCATGATAGGTTTGGGATGAGTGAGTTGTTTGTTTGTGAAGAAGAAGCTGGCAGATCCTCCAGGCGGGCGGTCTTTGCAGGCGAAGGTGATGGCACATTCGTAGCGGGAGATACCAGCCTGAGAGAGGAGTTGTTCCAGGAGTTGACCTGGCTGACCAGCATAGGCCTTCCCTACTTGTTCGTCGATCTTACCTGGGAGAGAACCGACGATCATTATCTTAGCATCCTTCGGTCCTTGCAGTTGGATAGGCATTACCCCTGTCCTTTCTCTTCATCTGAGTGTATCAATTTTTGATATTTCTGGAGGGTGATGATGCGAGCTGAGATGTAGACGATAGATCCTCGTAGTTCGTGGATAGCTTGGGCCGGCTCCATACCCTGGGATTCGTGCATCTTCTTTACTGCTTGACCGAGTTGAAAGCTTTTGAAGTGCTCGTCGATCCAGAAGATTGGCTGGTCTTCAAAAGGTTTGTCGTTGGCATGGCGTTCCTTGCCTTTGCCTTTGGAGGCCTGGCGGAAGGCATCGAGGAGAGCAGTCTCCAGGCTGTAGTATGGATCAGTTGTCTTTGTCAAAACGCATCCCTCCAAGTTTTGATGATGAAGTCTATTACCTTCGGGGCTAAGAGTTCGAGAAGGAAAAGGATGAAGAGGAGTGTTGTTAGGAGTATGCTGAGTTTAAGAATAGTTATCACTTCTTCCTCCTTTTGGCTTCTCTGAGCAGGGCGCCACATCTTGGTGAGCAGGTGTCGCTGGATTCTTTCTGAGGGGTGAATGGTTTGTTGCACCAGTGGCAAAGTTCTTTCCCCGTCTTTGGGAATATTCTGCCCTCAGCATCCATCAGATCTTCAAGGTCTGTCATCGGCACGGCTCCTTTTCTTTGCAGTTCTTGCAGTCCGGGCCACTCCCTTCGAACAGGATAGGCTCTTTTGCTTTGCATTGGAGATATATCTCGGTTGCAAGTTCTCTGATCTCCCACTGTGCTTTTTCACACAGACGTTGTGCGAAGAAAAGCCGTAGTTCTCTGGCGTTCATGGTTATGACCAGCTTGGTAGCGGTCGCGTTTGGCAGGACGAAGCGGGCGTCTTCGGCTGGAATACCTCTTGCAAGCAAAAGCTCATAGCTTCTTTCTGCACAAGCTATAGCGTCATGGAATACTTCTGCGGCAGGAAATGTAGACTTATCTTGGCGGATACTTTCAGGCATGACAGCCCATGAATCTTTACTATTTAACTTCACATACCGCTGGCTCTGCTGGCTGAAACTCGCATGGCGATAACGCACTAGCTGGTGGCTACACGCTCGGCTGATTCCTTCGATGGCAAAGGAAAAGCTGGCATGTTCGAGGATGCTCTCGTGGCCGTAGCCAATGACACGCTTAACAAGAGGCCCACACTTGTCAGGGTGAAGGTCGGCTTCGGTAGGGAAGTCCTGATGAGTGCAAATCCAGGCCGCAGTGGCTACGAGTTTGGTTGCGTTGGGAGTGCTTGCTAGTAGGGTTACTTTCATTTTGGCTCCTTACCACGGTAATTGTTCCTGAATACCATTCAAAATTGACAATGTGTCTGTTAAACCTATAAAATATTGCTGATTTTGTGGGGCTTCTCGCACGGATAGAAGTGTGTTGATGTTTTTCTGAATATCCGATTTTGTTACTTTGTCATTCTTGAAGCCTGTTGCAAGTTCTATTGTTATTTTCATTCCTCCTCCTTCTGTAAGCTGCTTATGTTGCTGCGGGTAGAGTTACTTTCATTCTTTTCTACTAGCTTCTTTATGAATTTCTACCACATTACACCATTTGACAAATTTTGATCCTTGCGCAGTAATTACATTTATCCCACGAATTGATAGCATATTAACTTTGCCTTGTTCAATACTTCTTGGTGCAGATCGAATAGTGGCTATGTCTCCTAAATTCGTTGTATGTATCATTTGTCATTCTCCCCGATGTTGTCGGGACAGCCATGGATTTCCCGTGTACCACAGATGATTCTTTCGTCGGCTACCCGCCCCCGTCGCTTGTAGCCCCGTCCCGGAATGAAAACGCCGGGATCTGTCCGGGGCCAATAACAATCCCGCCCGAAGCAAGCGACGTTGAGCACGGCAACCATTTCTCCTTCTGGTGATTTTAAAATTGGCATCGGATCTCCAGCCTTTCCCCCCTGCTGCAACTCCCAGCCGGGCATAACCCAGCGTTCCATGGGACGCCTCAGGTGTCCCTGAACTTAGACGTTATGTCACTCTGCGAATGCAGCGATGCGTTCACCGAGAACCACCGAGTAATCTGTCATAATTGCAGATTGACGCTTGAGCCTTTCCTGTTCAGCGGCATCCAGTCCAGAGAAAATCGGAGTTTCAAAAAAGCCGATGAGTTTGGTCAATTTGTTGTCGAGTTCTTCTTTTTCGGTTACTACGCGCTTTTGATGTTCTTGCATGGTTTAGCTCCTTTGATGTTTGCCAGCATACAAGCTGGGCAGTAGTAGGTTCCCCGCGACTCTTCCAGTGGAGTGTTGCAGTCGGGGCAACGATATTTGTTTTTCTCCGCTTCCAGTGGTGTCAAAATAGACTCCTTTCCGTTCATCGGCTCTTAAATAAAAGCTCTTCGGCTCCGTTCAGGTATGACCTCGCCACGTTTATAAGGATTTTCGCTGCCCCCGGCTGGTTCATCTCACAGGTAACAAGCGCGTCCTCCAACATGGTTATCGCGCTGCGAATGCTCTTTCCAGCGGTTACCGGTGAACCATCACATGAAGCGGACTTTCTACCCTCGCCGTGTTTAAGGTGTCTTTCGGCAAACTCTGCAAACGGCATATCCATGTCGATCATGTCTACCTCCAAGGGCAGCAAGCCCCTTATCTAGTCGTTAGCCTCCAACCGGTGGCAGTGGTTTTCTTGTCGGGGCGCTTCGTCTCGGGAACGATCGCCATGAAGCGGCCCCTACGGGCAGCCCACCACGCCGCGTTA